CTTCTTGATGAATTCTCAAGCTATGCTGAGAAAACATTGGAAACCATTAAATATAATAACAATAATGTTAATTTATTTAATGTCCGTTTCAATCTAAAGAAAAACGGTCCAAATGGAGTCCCAAAAATTGAGAGCTCCATTCAAGAAGCACACGAGTTGTTAAACAGTAAACTCGCACGTCCTTTCAGAATAGTCTGTCAGGAACTTAATTGCCAATATCTGTTTGAGTACTTAGAGTTACTTACTAGTAATACTAGTATTGACCCTATAAACTCTGAACAACAACCGGAATCTAGCCAAACTACTAAACTTAGAGTGTTGGCGTCTATACCAGACAAGGGTTTTAAAACCCGTTTGGTGGCAATTGTCGATTTCTGGACACAACTTGTACTAGAACCATTTAGGTCCTTTGTGCAAGATGTGATAGAAAAGAAGTTCGGTAAAACCGACTTCCGGAAAGACCAAGATCTTGGCGTTGCCAAGATGGTGGAATTTCAGCGACAATGTTTAGACGGATATAAAATAACTAAAAATGGTAAAACCATTACTTTGGATGCTAAGCATCTAAAGTGTTATGATATATCATCTTGGACCGATAACCTGCACCGTGATCTTCAAAAGATTGTGGTATCAGAGTTATTTGGATCAAGATTTACAGAAGCATGGGCACAATTAGTTGTGCACTGCGACTGGTACTATCCCAAACTTCGCAATACTATAAAGTATGGCAAAGGTCAAGGGATGGGTACTAACGGGAGTTTTGACATTGCAACTTTAACCGACCATCTGTTTATTAACTTTGTTATAGACAGAAAGACTAATTATAAGGGAATATTTCCTAATAATCAGTGTTACGGAAAAGTTGGAGATGATCTCTGGATCTATGATCCAGATGATCAAATTCCTGTGTTTTATGAGAAGATTTATCTTCCTATAAACTATAGCAAATCGAAACTGTACGTAGGCGGTAACTCATATACTGAGTTTTGCGCGCGTACATTCCTTGATGGAGATGATGTTAGTCGGGTTAGCCCGAATATCATATCAAAATCCAAGGACTTCCGCTATATACCAGCACTCTTAGGCTTATGTAGTAGCCGGGGTATCCAGTTGGATGCCTCGTCCTTCGATACACTTAACAATACTGTTAAAGGTACTGAAGAAACCTACTTGCATAAGTTACAAGATTGGTTAGTTGGAATGTTAATTATTGGCACATATGAGCAAAGCTCATATTGGTCAAAATTAGATTACAACTATCTAGTAACCGGAAATTGGGTAATTGGTGACCTTGTAAAAGGTCTATACCAGGATCCCAAACTTCTTAGTCGACTGATGATTGCTCACTCTATAGTGACAATTACGGAAAACTATGAAGCCGTGCAAGATAAGATCTTTGAGATTGTGGATGCAATGGATGACTATGGAGATGAAGTAATTCAACTCATAGAGCCTGATTCAAATTTATTTGATCCAGGTAATCCAAAATTTGCATTAATCTCTTCCGCACTTGAGGAATCATATCTAACTCCAAAACAAATAGTTGTTTTAGGTAGATATGTAGACCAAAAGAGAATGCTGAGTGAAGACCTCATTGAGGCCAATAGCTTAGCACAAAGTGCAAAAACACCAGAAGATGTTTATGCATTCGGAAAGAGACTTCTAGAGATTGCCCATAAATCGTGTTACGATGAGGGTAATATCAGATATGATGTGAACCGATTAATCGGTACACAATATCGTATCGTCAAAACTCTAGAGAGAATGGATGAAGGTTATACAACCTTGTCCGGTCTCCAATCTCAGCAACTTCGTTCACTTTGGCAGGACCTGCCGTATGACGAGATTGCTGCTGAATGGGATGGATACCTTCCTGCTTTGCAGGTTGGTCCATAACATTCTACTTTTAATCTACCAAGAACCGCATTGCGATTCCTATAGTATTTTAAAAGTGCAAGATCTCTTGGAGGTTTAGTCCAAAAGAATATTAGCATTGCTAATATTCGGCC